CCCGTTTCGAGCAATCCCCAACACAATGTAATTCACATCGGCGAACATGAAATTACCGTGATAGGACGTGTCGTATCGTTCACAAGCGACGAGGGATTATGAGTGACGATCCGGGCTGCGTATGGTTTTTGATCGGCGCTGCGGTTCTCGGTACTTTTTGGGGCTCCAAGTACTACCAAATTGTCGAAAAACCGCCGAAGGTTCCGGTTCCACTTGCCAGCCTTCCAGCAATTCAGCCTATGCGCCCCACCGGCTATATAGAGGCTGTCACCCTTGAAAATGGCACTATCTGGAAGCTGGACGCTGATAACACCAAGGGCCCTCGCAAAGAACGCCTAGCTTGGGTTTTTGAGGATTACAGCAAGGTCAAAACTGCCCGGCAGAGAGATGGCCGGACATTGTACCGATTGGATTGCGAGACGGGGCACTATGACACCTTATCGACCGTCAATTACGACGCGAAGGGCAAGGTTTTGAACCGATGGAAACAGGCCGATCTCAATAGCGACGGCTACGCGGTTCCTCATAGCAATATGGATGCAATCGTCCGCGCGGCTTGCCTGCCCGCGTTTGGGCCCTAACGATTTATCTGCGGGATTACGTTTTTCGTATTGACGCAATGATACGATAATCGTATTGTCTCTCCAACGCAGCGGCCCCCGCCCTGCGATGGAGTAGACCGATGGCCCGCCCGCTTTACACCCCGACGCCGGAACAGGTCGCCACCGCGCGCACGTTCTCACGCCGTCTCCGCGCCGCTGCCCGCCGCAATCCCAATTGCCTTGGCACCGTGCCCCGCCAGCTTTTCCGCCGCCTTAATCGGGTGCGCCGCAGCCGTTACGCGCATTGCGATCTGCCATACTTTCTGCGCGACTACGCGGTCTGGATGGACATGAACGCCCGCGCTGGCCTGCGCTCGGTGGAGGCGGCGTAATGGCCAAGAAAGTAACCGCCGCCGTCGCTACTCCCGACGCTTCCACGATCACCAGCATCAAGGGTTTTGATGGAAACCTGCAATGCCGGGGTTATCAGTTTGAAGTCGGCAAGACATTCAAACACGCTGGTTCGGTTAAGGCCTGTAAGAGCGGCTTTCATGCATGCACGATTGAAGCGCACCCGTTTTCAGTATTTGGCTATTATCAACCCGCTGGTTCTCGGTTCTTTTTGGTCACGCAATCCGGCGATACCAATAGCGATGATGGTATAAAGATCGCTTCCGCAAAGATCACCATTGATGTTGAAATTAGCATTGGCGAACTGGTCAAGCGCGCATGGGATTACGTGTGGTCACGCGCGGTCAAAACCGATGAGGCGCATGTAACGATAACCCAAGGCGCTGCGTCGAGCACTGGCGGCTATGGCGCTGCGTTGAGCACTGGCGACTATGGCGCTGCGTCGAGCACTGGCACCCGAGGCGCTGCGTCGAGCACTGGCTACCAAGGCGCTGCGTCGAGCACTGGCGACCAAGGCGCTGCGTTGAGCACTGGCGACTATGGCGCTGCGTCGAGCGCTGGCGGCTATGGCGCTGCGTTGAGCACTGGCTACCAAGGCGCTGCGTCGAGCACTGGCACCCGAGGCGCTGCGATGGCTTCCGGTTATCTCGGAAAAGTCATGGGCACCAACGGCAACGCATTATTCGCTGTTGAGCGTGACACGTCAGGCTCCATTGTTTCTGTAGCAAGCGGGATTGTCGGGCGGGACGGCATAGAGCCGAACGTCTGGTACACCGCGCGCGCTGGTAAGTTGGAGTGCGAATAATGCACACCCACACCACCACCGAACTGGTTTGCCTTGAAGGCGCTATCGCAGCGATCCACACCGCGCCAGACACCCCGCTTCAAGCCGCAATCCGCCGTGCCGTAGCCGCCGCCGATCACGTTGGCTGGTCGCTGTGGAACGATACCGAAGAAGCCGTGGACATTGCCGAGGATGAGGCATTCGAAGCCCGCGCGGCTATGGTTTCGGCATTCATGGCGCTGGGCGTTACGCCTGCCATGCTTCGCCGCATTCGGGACGTGCTGTAATGGTTTGGAACAAGCGTTTTATGCGCAAAAATCGCGAGCGTCTTTTCGCAGAGCAGCGCGGGCTTTGCTACTACTGCGGCGAGCCTATGCTGCTGGCCAAGATAGGGCAGGGGCAGGCGCAGCCACCGCGACTTGCAACGCTGGATCACATCATTCCTCGATCATTGGGCGGCACGAATGCCCCAACGATGAACTGCGTTGCCGCTTGCCGCCAGTGCAACCAAGAGCGCGGCACTCAAGATGCCCGCATGTTCCTGCTTCAGAAACAGGGGCTCGCGTGATGCCTAACCGCCCCGCCGCCGTGTGGCAGTGGCTTGCTGGCCATCGCTGAAAACCATCGTTTTAGGAATTTGGTATGCAAAAGAAAATCTGTGAATTGGTGCCCGGCGATCTGCTCGAAGTCATTCATGCAGATGAAACAGTAACCCTCGCAAAGGTCGTTCGCGTTTCAGACCGCAAGCTGTTGCCCGCCTTTTTTGAACACTATGCTGGCCGCGCTGCCAGAACGGTCGATCTTGAAGACGTTGCGACCGGCGAAAAGAGTGCGGTCGAGTACCACAAGGACGACGTGGTGCAGTTGGCCCCGTCGCCCGCATGACCCCCGCCATCCGCCTTATCCGCAACCACCAGCGCGAGACCTGCATCGGCGTATCCATGCTGATCGGGCTTTGCGTGCTGGCCCCGTTTGTCGCTCTTACCGTGAAGGCGTTTTTGTGATGATTGAGAAATTCGAAGTCCGAAATCGTTGGACCAACGCGGTTCAATTCACCGCAGAGATCAACGTTACCGCCGATATGCTGCCAAGCGTTAAGCTGGGGCTGGCGGTACGATGGGGCAGGAGCAACGATGCCGTCCTGCGCGATGCCAACCTGCGCGGTGCCGACCTGCGCGATGCCGACCTGCGCGATGCCAACCTGCGCGGTGCCGACCTGCGCGATGCCGACCTGCGCGATGCCGTCCTGAGCGATGCCGTCCTGCGCGGTGCCGACCTGCGCGATGCCGACCTGCGCGATGCCGACCTGCGCGATGCCGACCTGCGCGATGCCGACCTGCGCGATGCTGACCTGCGCGATGCCGACCTGCGCGATGCCGACCTGCGCGATGCCGACCTGCGCGATGCCGACCTGCGTTCTTTCAAAGCTGACTTCTGGATGATCCTGTTTATGGCGCGCCACGAAGTGCCCGCATTGATTACCGCGCTGCGTGATGGCCGGGTGGACGGTTCAACCTACACAGGCGAATGCGCTTGCTTGGTTGGCACACTTGAAAATGCCGGTGCAACGTCATTGCCGCATGTTTCGTCCAGCCCCGCCGAACAGTGGTTCGCTATGATCCGCAAAGGCGATAAGCCCGGCGATGATAGCGGCGGCGGTTTTGCGTCTGCCAAGGCTCTCGAATGGGCGCTGGAATATTGCGACCTGACCGGAATTGCGTTGCATGAGCCGGTGCAATCATGATTGATCGCCTCCCCATGACGTTTGCCGCGCGCCCGATGCAGGGCCACCGCGCATGGCTTGACCAGCCCACGTTCCGCCGCCGCAGCCTCGCTGGAAACAGTGCGCGCCCTATCCCAAACCGCGTTGTCGAGGCCGACGCGGGTAAGGGGAGCAACTGATATGCCCCGCACCGATTTGCAGGAATGCGATATCGATCTGACCGCGATCATGAAGCGTGAAGGTATTTGCGCGATCCACATGAAGCGCCGCATGGACGATGATTGGTATTTTGAGGTCAAGTTGCTTGGCAAGTCGCAGCTCGGCTTTGGCGACACCGTGGGCGATGCAATTGCCGATGCCCACGCCAGCAACGCGATGCAGGTGGCGGCATGAACGCGGCCATTCAGCTTGCGGAAATCCACCGCATCGCCACCGAACTAGACGTGCTTTGCGGCGATGACGAATTGCTCTTTGCCGATATGCTTGAAGGGGAAACCGACCTTTTCACGATCATCGGCAAGCTGCACCGGCACATTTCCGCCGATCTGGAATTGATCACCGGGATTGCCGAGCGCCAAGCCGATCTTGCCGAACGCAAGCGCCGCCTCTCTGCCCGTGTTGACGCAGCCAAGGCCAGTGTGGGCAAGTTCTTGCGCGCCGCCAAGCTGCCTAAGGTTGATCTGCCCGAGGCGACGTACAGCGTTCGTGACGGCAAGCCATCGCTGGCAATCGTGAACCCCGCCGCCGTGCCCGATGATCTGTGCCGGGTGAAGCGCGAGCCGGACAAGGCAGCGATCAATACCGCATTCGCCGGGCAGGATGATTTGCCCAACTGGCTGACCCGCGAGCCTGCCCGCGATGTTGTCACCGTGAGGACCAAGTAACATGCCGATCACCGTAGAACAAAGCGCAATGCTTGCTGCTCCGCTCGATCCCAAACACGTCGCGAGCCGCACGCTGGCAGGGACAAGCCTGTCCTATATCGAAGGCTGGCACGCGATTGCCGAGGCAAACCGCATTTTCGGCTTTGATGGCTGGACCCGCGAAACCTTGGACTTGCGCCAACTTGGCGAGCCCTATGAGGTCAACGGAAAAGTGCGTGTGAACTATTCGGCGCGTGTCAGGATCACTGCAAACGGCATTGTGCGCGATGGCTCTGGTTTCGGGCAGGGCATTGATAAGGACGTGGGTCAGGCGCACGAAAGCGCGCTCAAGGAAGCCGAGACGGATGCCATGAAACGCGCCTTCATGACGTTCGGCAATCCGTTCGGTTTGGCGCTCTACGACAAGAGCCGTGCCAATGTGCAGGCCGCGCCGCCGCCCGCGATCACCGATGCCCAGCGCACGGAATTGATGACGCTGTTTGAGCACCTTGGCGTGCCCGTCGCGGAGTTTCTCACCATCGGCAAGATCAAAGACCTGCGCGAATTGGCGGCTGATCGGTTCGATGGCGCAAAATCATGGATCAACAAGCGGGCGCTCGAAATGCGCGCCGCGAACAAGGAAGCCGCATAATGCTTATCGTGACACTGGCCGGAAACACTGGCCGCGATGCCGAGCACAAGACCACGCAAGGCGGCGCAGAGCTTTGCTCGTTCTCTGTGGGCGTCTCGACCGGCTACGGCGAGAACAAGGCGACCGTATGGGTTGACGTGACCAAGTGGGGCAAAGGCTCCGATGGGCTGGCCCGCATCCTTCGCAAGGGCAGCAAGGTGAGTGTCTCCGGCGAGCTTTCCACGCGCGAGCACAACGGCAAGACCTACCTGCAATGCCGCGCCGATCACGTGACTATTCAGGGCACGCCGCAGGGCGGTGAAGGCGCGGCCCGCAAGCCCGATGGCAGCCGTGGCGCACCGTTGCAGCAGTCAGATGGTTATGACGACCTGTCCGACGATATCCCATTTCTGCGCAACAATACGGTGTGGTGATGGCCGGTCAAACCATGATCCTGTCCAACGACTTTGTGCGCCAGCGTGCCATGCGGATGATCGAAACCGCGCCGCACCGGGCCGTGGTCAATATCCGCGCTGAAAGCCGGTCGCTCGCTCAAAATGACAAGATGCAAGCCATGTTGACAGACATTTCCCGCGCCAAGCCCCAGGGTCGCATCCACACCACCGAAGTCTGGAAGGCGCTGTTTATGAACATGGCGGGCTTCACCTGCACGTTCGAGCCGTCGCTTGATGGCAAGGGCGTTGTCCCGATGGGCTTCAAGTCAAGCCGCCTATCGAAAGCAGAGTTCAGCGATCTGATCGAATGCATTTATGCTTTTGGCGCAGAATACGGTGTCGAGTGGACCGATCCTGCCGAGCGGCAAGCGGCATGACGCCCGCCCGCATCGCACCCGTCTAAAAACATGGAGTACAAAATGACAAACGCACAAACTCTTGAGCGGACACACAAAGGCATCGATAAGCTGGCACGCTATGGATGGACCGTGCGCGACAGCCAAGGCAAGTTCCAATCAATCCCTAAAGCAATGCTTCATGTAAATAATGAAGCATACCAACGCGATGGCCTTCGCAAGAAAATCCTTGAGCTGGCTTCAAACTGGTCGTGGATTGGCTGCGGTGCCTTGATCGTCGCCGAACGCGAAGGCGTCTATTGGGTTGTCGATGGTCAGCACCGCAAGTTAGCCGCTGATCGCCGGTCTGACATCAAAGAACTGCCCTGCATGGTATTCCAGGTTGATACGGTGGCACAGGAAGCGCGCGCGTTTCTGTCCACAAACACCAATCGCAAAAACGTCAACGCAATCGACAAATTTAGAGCCGCATTGGCTGCGGGTGATCCTACCGCCAAAAAAGCCTATGATGCAATTTCACAGGCCAATCTGCGCGTGACCACAGCAAGCATTGAGCCGCGTGCAATTAAGTCTGTGGCGATGGTGCAGAAACTTGTTGCCGACGATTACGAGGGGCTTTGCTCTGTCCTAAATTTCTGCGGCGAGCTTTCCGAATCTGCAAAAATGCCGGTTCATTCGCGCTTTTTGTCTGGCCTCTATTACCTGCATTGCCGGATTGATGAAGGCGTTCACAATGTTCGCTTTCGTAAGCGCATAAAGCAAATCGGCATGGGTAATTTGGTCGTCTCGATCAACAAAGCTGCGGCTTACCATGGACACGCGGCGTCTAACGTCTGCGCCGAGGGGATTTTGCAAGCCGTCAATATCGGGCTGCACAGTAAGTTCATGCTGGCAACAACTTGACCATCACACCCGCAACCGAAGCCGCCTAACCCACGCGCCCAATAAGCCGCGCCGGAGATTTTTATGAGCGACAACAAGATCAAGCCTCTCAATTCCGATCACGTTATGAACATCGGCATCGCGATGGGTCTGACAGCAGCGGTCAACTATCTCAACGACAAGGCTGACGTGTTCGAGAAGCTGCCAAGGTACAACACTGCCCGCGCCGTGGTCCAAGAGCTTGAGGCCCGGCAGCGTGCGGAAGTGGCGGGGTTAAATTTTCGCGCAGCCGTTGCTGCTGGCGTAGACATATCGACACACATGGTCGGCCTGATCGGTCGCGGCAAAATCTATGCCGAGCCGATGGACCTTGCGCAGTTGGCGGAATTTTCTGCGGATGGGGTAGAGTCATGAGCGATGAACTTAAGCCGTGTCCGAACCCATGGTGCGATTACAATGAACCGCGCGTGAAAAAAGCCGTGCAACGCAATGGTGATCATACGCTGCATTTTGTCCAATGCGAGTGCGATATTGAAAGCCCCTATGCGCCTACCGAAGCCGAAGCCATTGCCGCATGGAACCGCCGCACCCCTGACCCAACGCGCCACGCCGATCTGATCGCGCGGTTGGGACGAGAGGCTGACCACCTACGCCGATGCGATCACGAGGATAGCGCCGACCTCCTCGACGAGGCGCGCGTTGCTTTGGGCGGGGAGGGGTAGGATGGCGCGTACTGCATCAACAGCGGAAGAATTCTTGGCATTCGGAGCGCGCATTCTTGTGCGCCATGGCAGGGCATCACTTGCGCATGAAGGCGTGGCAAACGCGTCTGTTCCAAATGCCGAGTTTTACCCATGGTATGCACGGGACGCAGGCGGCTTCAAGCAGGGCGCGTTATTTTTTCCCGTCATGGATAAAGATTTTGGCGCGCGCTCGCTGCACGACATAGCCAATGGGCCGATCATGGACCCAGCCAAAATCTATCTGCCTGCCGGGACTTGTAGTGAAGCCGATTGGCGCAAGCGTAATACAGAAACCTTGGAACAATTGGGACGCAAGCCATGACCACCCCCCGCCGCGAAGTGGGGCAGGTATGAGCGCGGGGTCCATTGCGTCACGCTTCCGCCGTGCCATGCGGAAGGGTACAGGCGTCACTCTGACATTCGATCAAGTACACGAACTGGTAGCGCAACACCGCCTGCTAGATGCCCTGGTACAAGCTGAAACCGAGGAACTATGTCGCGCGAGACAAGCCCATACACCGTTGGAGAGTTCTGGCTTGACAGACGCCGGGATGGCCGGGCCGCGAACATCTGGCAGATTGCCCGAGCCGATAGAGGCACGATCATTTATCGCAGCACTCGCACGGGCGAACTAGCAAAAGCGAAGGCCGCGCTTGATGCCTACCTATTCGAAAAGCGCTCGCTTGGACGGCAAGAGGCCCACGAGGCCAACGTGATTGCGCACCTCGTCAACTATTGGCGTGAAAAAGGAAGCAAGGCCATCAACCGCGATCAAACCGATAGGTCACTTCGAACCTTTGCCGCTTTCTTGTGGCAGGATCGAGTAGGCGTTGGCGCGGTGATCACCGATCTAACGCCTACGCTTTTTGAGCGGTTTCGAGAATGGCGGATGGGGCCGCACGCTTTCAACCTAGAATGGTTTGGCGAGACGTTTGACTATGCCAGTGACGGAGTTGCGGGCGCGACGGTACAGCGAAACATCAACGATATTCGCGCCGCTGTGCATCATGCCGAAGCGAACTTGCGCATTCCGATGGCCCCGCGCATCGCCGATCTGGACGACCGCTATAAGTCGCCTCAGCGCGAACGGGTGCTAAGCAAGGATGAAATGGCGCGCATAGCTTGGTACGCCAGCCACAATCTAGACTTGTTCCGCTTTGTCACCCTGCAATTCGCCACGGCAGTGCGCCCACAGGCTGCGCTTCGCTTTGACCCAAAGACGCAGTTCCTTGCCGCGTCTGGTTTGATAGACCTTCAGCCCGGCGCGTCGCCACAAACTCGCAAGCGCAATTCGATAGTGCCAGCGATCCGGCCCATGCGTTTTGTGCTGCGCCGATGGGCGCGCGATGATGGCAGGCTAGTAGCCTCTCGCAAAACCGCTTGGCGCATTATGCGCCGCACCCTAGGCTTAAGCGACGATGTGCATCCCAAAACCATCCGGCACACAGTGGCGACGTTGCTCTACACTGATCCGACTGTGCCAGAGCGGGAGATTGTCGAATTGCTGGGCCATGAAGGCAAGCTGGCTAGAACAACGCGCATCTACGCCAAGTATGATCCGACTCGACTGCAAGCGGCAACGCGCTCTCTGACCAAACTTTGGGCCGAAGTGCACGCTTTGGCTAAGGCATTTGCATCTGACCACAGTCTGACCACCGAAGGAAAAGGGGGCAAGAATGTGGTTGTACGCAAATCAGCAAGGTGATAGGTTTTACTGGATTAAACCATGGTGGGCGCGGCAGGGATTGAACCTGCGACCCCACCCGTGTGAAGGGTTCACCAGCGTGCCTAACAGCCAAAACGCGTCACTCGTTGAAAGAACGGATGGTGATTCATCCGCGAACGAAGCGGCATTGACTGACCATAATCTGACCACGCCCCTGACTTGGGGTGATTGCGCTGTCGCGCTGGGTTGGCGTTACATCCCCGCTCTTGATGCATGGCAGGACACACAAAGTCACTTGATCGCAGATGACGCCGAAATGGCCTGCGATCTCAGCGGTTACGAAACCTTGGAGAGCGCTATCCGCGCGGCCCATCCCTTCGGCCAATGTATGCGCCCGCTTGATGGGAGCGCGGCGGCGTGAGTGGGGATGCAAAGCCTTGCCCAACATGTGGAAGCCATGCGGGCCAGTGGGAGAAAGACCCTTGGGCGGGGATAGACACCGGCCAACGATGCCAGCAGGACGTTGATCTGATTTGCCGCGCTCCGGACGATTGGTGCGAGCGACATTGCCCGGCTAGAAACGGATGGGTGCGCCGCCCATGACCTGCCCCATCTGCACCCCCGACTATTGCGCGTGCGCTTCATATGCGCCCAAGTCGATTTTTCAGACCACGGACTCGGTAGCAAAAATCGACGTGCAGATCAAACAGGATAGCCCGGTAGCGACTGGCAGTGCGAGTGACAGAGCGCGCGCTAACACCGCAGGGGAGCCGGTGACCGGCGCGCTCCCCACCCCGCGCGCGGCGCTTTTTGGAAAGGATTGATGATGGAAGAACAAGACTGGCAGCGCGAACGCGAGGCGCTAATCACAGCCCTTCACGACGCAATCCGAAGGCCGATGGGTGTTGTCCCTGCCAGCGCAAAGCCGTTTTATGACGATGCCCTTGCCGATCAGGCGGAACAACGGAGGCCAAGATCATGACCGTCAAAACGCCGTGGACGCCGGAGTTTCAGGAGGAGGTGCTTGATGCGCTGGAGGGGCTGGTATCAGGGTGCGTTGGGCGCTCAGACCTTGCCACACAAGGGGCTGTGTGTCCGTCATCGGTCCCCACCATACAGACGTTGCACCGTGCCCGCGCCATCATCCGCAAGGCGAGGGGCGGGTTGTGAGGTGCGAGGCGTGCTGCCAAAGTTGCCGGTTCATTTTGCACAAGGCTGAAGTGCCAGAGGAGGCGTGGCCGGGTATGATCTACAAACACGAACGATGGCTTTGCCGCAGATATCCCCACACTGCAAAGAAGCAGCCGTCTGACTGGTGCGGCGAATACCAGCCCCGCCCCACAGACGGCGAAGGCTGCCCCACATTTGAGAGGAGAGAGGGATGAAACAAATCAACCACGAAGGAACAGGCATGACCTTTAAGCCCGTAATGCTTCACGTTTACCTGATGGCCAGTTTTGGCGCTGAAACCAAAGCAATTTCTTTTCTATTCAAAGACGCGGAGGCGGCCAAGCAAGTTCACGACCAGCTTTTTGAGGCTGCCAAGGCTTATCATGCGCGGACTAATGAGCGCGAAAGGGTAGTAACATTTGAGACAGCACACGGACCATCAAGCGTTGATGTGTCCAATATCTCTGCCTTGGGAACAGAAGACCCAATGGGCATCGGGGCTGAACACACTCGCGCATGGAATCTCAACATGGCGCTGATCCGAAGCGAGATGGACGCTGCTTATGAAGCCGCGAAAGGCATCACCCCATGATCTACCTAAAACCAATCGACGCCGATACCGCGCAGACATCGCACAAGCCCTTTGACGGCGCGGTGAAGTATGTGCCGGTGGGGGAGGGGGCTGTGGAGCGGGTGTCCGCAGACATTTGGCAGTCAATCAAACGCGCAATGCTAAAAGACGCAGAGCCCGAACTTGGGGAAATCGCAATAAAATATTGCATCGCGCCACATATCGCCGCCCTCGCCGCACTGGACACCCAGCCATGACCATCACCGATGCGCAGCGTGAGGCAGCGCTGGGGGCTATGGCCCGCGCCCACAAAGTCATGCTCGGCATGATCGAACTAACCGTGGTGGGCTTCAGCGATCGAGCGATTATCGACCTTGATCTTGCTGACGAAGACCAGCGCTTGTCAAAGATTTGCGATGACATGCGCGCGAACATGGAAGCCTGCGTTGCCGATGCATTCGCCGCGCCAGTCGCATCCGGCACATCGGCGGCGGGAAGTGGGAGAGGGTAGATGGGTAACGAGCAATACCGCCTACTACTAAACGGCCAGCCAGAAGCGTGGGCGGAAGGGCCGAATGCAGTTCGCAAACTTGAGGAATACGCGCAGTTCTATGGAATCCGCGCATTACGCATTCAGCAGAGAGTTGGCAAACGATGGAAGGACAAACCCCATGACTGACCCGCAAGGCTGGCGAGACGAAAGGCGCGCGGACCCCCGCCCAAGCCCTAGCCGCCGCGATTGAGAAGGCGCTTGCGGTTAATCCATGAACGACAAACACCGTTGTCGAACGCGAAAGCGGCTTTCAGTAACAGCAAAACCCTTCCTCGCGCGGTAATTGGCCGGACATACCCAACCGCCCGGACAGGTTGCGCGCGGGGGAGAATGACGGTATGAACGCGCATCGACACCGAACGCTTCAAGGACCGGCTGTTGCCAGTCGCGCGCACCATCGGGTTTCGCCAATGCGCAAGCCAAGGCGGGGCACCCTAAGGGCAGTGGTCTTCGCTCTGAAAGTGCGGGCAGGTGTGGGGAAGCCGGAATTACCTGCTGCGATTGTGCAGCCTGCCCGTTACCTTTCGAGGCTAACAGCCCAAGCCCGCACCCCCGACAGTTTGGCCGAACAATCGCCCCAAGCCGAACGCATCGCCAGCACATAATCGAGCGTTGCCAGATCCCGCGCGTCCTGCATATCGCGGCCCGGCAGGTCAGGCGCAACGGGCTCGCCAGCGCATGTCAGTAGCGCAACAGGCGGCTTAGCGATGGCCGGTCTTTCTTGCCCGCAGGCTGTCAAACCCGCGCTTGAGAGGATCATCGCCAGCATTGGCAGCTTTGCGCGCATTGGTGTTTCCTTGTTCCACGGTTGCAGCTTCGGACGCGGCCACCACGCCCGCTCGATCATCGGCCTTCGCATCGGCCTTCAGGACCGCAGCGGCATCGCTCTGGCGTGCATCGCGCACCTCGCTGGCCACGTACACCCGGAATGCGATGAACAACGCCAGCGCGCCCGCTAGGGGCAAGAGCCAGCGCCATTGAGCAAGGATGAACGCGAGGATCATGGCGCGGGCTCCGTGGGCGGTGTGGAGCGTGCGAGCTGGTCGGCCATGGATTGCATCGCTTGCGCCTGACCAAGATTGGAAATGCGGTTTATTGCCGTGCTGACAATTAGCAGCAGCGCTGCAAGGTCTGAGCCCGATAGGTCTTTATGGCTTGCGATCCACAAGCAGAAAAATGCGATTGACCAGAGTGCAGTAAGCTCGAAAAGACGCTGTGTGTTCTTGTTCATTTCAGCCCCCAATCCAGCGCAAGCACGATGGCCACGATAGCCAGCGCGAAAACGGCGATGTCGAATGCGGTTTGCAGGTGGCGGTTCATGCCAGCAGCGCCTTGCCGATGCCCACCAAACGCCGCCGTTCGGCAATACCGTTCGTGCCTCCATTGATCCGGCGCGTGATAGTGTCATCCTGCCCGGCGTCGGCAAGGTCGTTCAGCTTGCGGGTGCGCCAGAAAATGCACGCGGTGAGCATCGCAACGTCTGGCGTCTCCACCAGTTCAGGCGATGCCACCAGAGCAAGGCCGGTACGCATGGCCATATCGGTATAGTTCGCGCGGCCCGTAAGCTGGAACACGCCGCGCCCCATGAAGCGCTTGCCATCGCCCGGCTGATTGTTGCCCAGATCGGCGCGGCCTTCATACCGGCGTTGCGCGTCGGTTGGCGCCCATATCTCGCGCATGTAGCGAAACCCGCCGCATTCATGCACGGCCTGCCCGGTGAAGTTGGCGAGGCGGCTCGCATTTTCCAGCAATCCAAACTCAGGGCCATGCTTGGCGAGTGCTGCGCCGAACGCTGCCATAGGTGCCATAGGGCGACCAGAGACGCGCGCCAGAAAGCCTGTCAGCGTGCGCTGGCCTATAATGCCATCCGCTGCGCCTATGTCGTATCCTGCCTTCGAAAGGCGGCGTTGAAGCTCTGCGATGTTCATGTGTCAGTCCTTTACGGATTTCCCGCCACTGGCAGGCTTGAGCTTATCAAGCAGCTTCTGCACCCGGTCGAGCACTTCGGCGTTTGGATCAGTCTGGCGCACTCTGGCCCACAGCAATTCGATCACCGTGAGCATCGTGGCCCGGCTTTCCATGCTGTCGATCTCGCGCCGCTCGCATTCTTCCAGCTTGCGCTCGATGGCTTGCAGGCGAGCTTCGACCTTGTTCCAGACGAAAACGATGCCGCCTCCAAAAGTGGTAAGCAAGGCAATTACGCCCCCGATTACAGCCAAGATATCGCTTGCGCCGGTCATGTTATGTTTGCTTTCAATGTGTGGTGAGAGGCGCGGGCTGCGTTGGCGGCATCTTGCGCGGCGCGGGATGGCGGGGTCATCGGTTGAGCCTACTGATCTCGGCCAACCTGAAATAGACGTTCCCGCCAGTCGCCACGCCGTTCACGCCAACCGCGCGCACCCGCATTTGCAGGTTTGCAGGCGCGCCCGTCAGCGTCACGGGCAGGGTGCGCAGCACGCCGGAATAGCTATCTGGCCCGAGTTGATACCCCGCCGTCGCGCCGCCCGTGTCGCAGGCCCCGTCAAAGATGTTCGGGCCCACAAGCTGATAGTCGAACGAGCGCAGCCCGCTTGGTGTTTCCACCATGACTTCAAGGCAGGAATCAATCACATCGCCCGCCACGAACTGGCCAGCATAAATGTCGATATTCTGCGTCCAGCGGTGGAATAGCGGCGATGCATCCGAACCGCTCGGCGTGCCGCTCAGCGCCGCGCGCTGCCACACTTTCCCGGCGATGGTGACAAGGCTATTGGTCACTGCCGCCGTCCCGCCTGCCGAATTGGTATAGGTCCAGTTGTCCGCCACCGTTCCCGCGCCCGCCATGAACGGATTGGCGAGCATGTTGCCGTAGCGCGCAATCATCTGGACGCTGTCGCGCGGCACGATCTCACGCGGTTGCGGGATGAACATGGCTAGCGCGGTCAGCACAGTATTGCCCTGCGCATAGCACCCGCGCTGCGTCATATGCGTGCCGTCCACTGTGGTCCAGCTTGCAGCGATAGTTGGATCGGTGCCATCGGCAAGCGCCTGCCAGGTATAGGCCACCGCCACCCCGCCCATGGGGTTATGCATCGCCTCGATACCGGCCTTCACAGCATTGTGCTGCGTGTTCAATGCGCCGCCAAGACCCGTGCGCGGCGTCTCGTTCTGGATCACCACGCGGATGCCAGCGGCAAGCAGCAGGTTCACCATGGCTTGCAGATTGGCGATGGTGCCAGCGGCGATGTAAGCGCTGCCCGTAGCCGGATTGGTTGCGCCAAGGTCGTTCGTGCCCGCCAGCAAGCAGCACACCTGCACCCGTGCCGCGCGCATAGATGTGATGTAGCCCGGCAAAGCGGCTAGTATCTGATCCGTCCGCCAGCCCGATTGCCCGAAGTTGAGCGCCGCCGTGGTGTCAAACCGTTGGCGCGAAAGCATGCGCAGCCAATGCACGTAGGAGCGCGCGGTCAGATAGGCAGGGGTGGCGACTTGGCCCTGAATAGTGCGGCTGTCCCCCACGAATGAAACCATCGCCCCGGCCAGCCCCGTTTCAATAATCTGCTGCCGAACGCCTTGGATCGCGGCGGCAATGTCTTCCTGCAAAAACCGCAAGAACCCCCGGCTGCGGCCCTTGAAAATGAGCGGGCAAGCCAGCGTGCCGGTGAACGTATCGGTCGCAGTGCCTTGGGTGCGCAGCATGAAGCCGTTGATTGAGCCCGATGTTGCGCTATCGACCAGATCGCTCGCGCTCAAAGTGCGCTGGACGTAGTAGCACACCCAGCCATTGCCGATGTCGGCGGCATTGTTCATCGGGATGGCGACCCGGCTTGTGCCGAAGTTGAAGCCGAACTGCACATATTTGGCAGCGTTCAGCGGATCGACACTGAAATTGCGCGCGAATATCGCCATGGTGACGATATCGCCCGCCACGAACCCAGCATCGCTCAGATCAAGCGGCGTGTATTGCGGTGAAACAATCTCCACCCGCTGCTCACGCGTGTTATCCTGAAGGGTGAAGCTATAGCCGAACAGGCCGGGCACCGGAAAAGCCAGTGTATCGAGATTGACGACTGCGCCGGTTTGCACCGCAGGCCCCGCGCTGCTCGATGCCAGTGTCCAGTTGCTCGCCAAGCGCACATCGGTCGTCGGCATAAGCTGCGTATCGGGCTTGTTTGACAGCATGAGGCCGGTGAGACTTCCGCCGATAGAGTTTGAAACCGCAGTATCGACGCCCGCCTTCTGATAGGCGGCGTACTGAATACCGCCCACGTTCCACGCGGCAATAACGCCCGCCGCCGATTGCCAACCAAGAAGTTGCGAGCCGTCCGCAGACGGTGCCTGAAAGATACGCCCCGCAGTCAGCGCCGAGACGGTAGGCGTGGGCAGCGTGCCGCCGGTTAGGCCTGTGCCCGCAGGCAGCGCGTAGGTTGGCGCTGTGCTGAGCGTGGAGATACCCTGCGCGCCGATCCGCGCAGAAGCAATCTTGCCGTCGCCGCCGATGGTGATGAACGCGCTATGTCCGGCAGGCCCGCCGGTGACGGTCAAGGCATACTCGCCCGGCGTGCCGCCCGTGCCGGTCGCAACGAACGATCCTGAAAGCGCGGTGACTTCGAAGGGCAGAGCGCCGCCCGCTGATACCGACGTGGCGAGTATGTGGACCACACCTTGCGCCGATGCTCCGGATGATGTTGCGAGGTCCCCGCGCAGCCCGGCATCCGCATCGGCAAAACCCATGCCCGCCAACGTCCGCACCAGAACCCCGGTGCGGTCATAATACCGCGTGGTATATGTGCCGAAGCCGACCCAGAAGTCAGCAGTCCCCGAAGGCGCGCCGGTTCCAGAAACGGCCCGGTTCACAATGCCCGAGACTGTAAAGATCGGCGTCACACCATCATCGGCAAACAGCGGCTGTACCACCCCCGCCGCGTCTGCGAGTTCGACTTGCCAGCCATTGATGGCATTGCCGTAGTCGTCTTGGATCGGGATGATTGCGTGGAACATTAGCCGCGCCCCTTGCTGTAAATATTGAAAAGGCTGGCCATCAAACGACAACCAGAAGCGCACCGGCTGCGGTCTTGTAGACTTGGCCTGCAATCATTCCGCCCCCGAGCGCGGCGGCGTTGTTTGCGTAAGTCGGCAAGTCCGGCATTTCCACGATACCGCTTTCCCGAACAGCAAAGGCATTGGAGCGCGATGCCGCGTTCGCCCCGTTTCCGACTTGGCAAAGCAAAGGATCGGCCTGCACCGTGACGTGCTGGTTGAACTTGCCGAAAACAGCTTGATGCGGATCGGCCAAAGTAAGCCCGCGCCCGTAGCCGATGGAATAATCGGCGGTATCGAGCGCGAACGTGTCATACCCACCCGCCAGCGTGTAGTTGCAGCCGTTCCCCGTGGCGCACCGATAGCCAAAAGCCTGCGTCCAGTTGCCGTCTGCAAAACAGGCATGGCCCCAAGACAGCGAACCGTTCGCCGAAGCCGCGTTGACCGTGGCACCGTAGCTGACAACGATATTGCCCGTACCCGCTGGCGGTGCGACCAAGAATGTGATCGTGATGCGGTTATCGGAACCCGTCGCCAGCGTGTAATTCGTGGTCAAGACTTGCGGAACGCCGCCCACGGTCACGCTGGAAATGGTCGTCCCGCGATAATCGAGCAAGAACGCGGTTTGCGCCCCGGTGCCGTCAAAGGTCTCCGAAAGGAACCCGCCGGTTCGGCTGTCCCAATTCGCCATGCTGTCCCATGTGACGATAACCGTCTGTTCCGCAGGTGTTGCCATGCCAGACGACGCCCGGCCCCAAAGGAGGCCTACGCCGTCCATCCGCTCGCCTTGGTCGCCTTCATTCAGGAACATCGGCCCGATGATGTCATACCCGCCGCGCCAAAGGCTTTCTGCGGTCCAATGCGTGTAGTCGCTGGCGCTGTAGAGCGGATCGTCAGGATTGAGTTGGAACCGCGTCCGCAACGAGGCCGTGGAGACATACCGCCACATGCCGTTTGACCGTGCGCAGAAATGCTGGAGCGAATAGCGCGGCGCATAGCGGTCATGAAGCGGGGAAGGGGCCATCACAAAGCGCTTGGTATTGCTCTTCATCCAAGTTTCGGCGGCAAGCTGCTGGTGCAGTGTGTTCATTCGCGCCAGATATGCGGCGAAATCCTTGGTGAGCGCGTCCTCTTCGCACTGCACCCAAAGGAACAAATCTACCGACGATTTGCCAATATCCGCAAACGCGGGAGTGGCCAAAGCGTCCGCAACCTTGGTTCGCAATGCCGCATACCTAGTTGCGGTGCGCGCGGTTGCGGTCATAGCCTGCGAACTTTGCGTGCTCGATACGCTCAGATTGTACGTACCCGCGCCGCCCGTGCCAGTGCCCAGTGATGCGATAGTGCCGATCACCACACCGCTGGCATTGAGCACATCTTGCCCGACTGCCAGCGTACCCAGCGCAACCGCCGAAACGGTCATGACCGTGCCCGTCACCGACGCTGTGAACGAAATCCCCGCCCATGCATCGATCGATGTGCCGCCCACCGCGTCAAACACGATGTAGACTTCGCGCCCGGTCTTGCGGGTCAGATAATGCGCAGCGGCTAGGGCAAAGTTGTTGTTACCCGAGTTGCCGTTCGGGCTGCTATAGGTCCAAGGAACGTTGGTGTATTGCCCGCCCGAGACCCATGCGCCGCCGGTCGCATCCCAAGTCTTCACTTTGGACGATGATGGATTGAACGCCGTGCTGGCAAAGATTCCTGCCGCGTTTGACTGGCCTGCAATTACGATCATGATGGGATCGGTGCCGGTTAGGCCGTCAAATAACTCCTGGACGGTTTTGCCGGTGGTGGTGCCAACAAGGGAAGCACCCGTATTGCCATGAAGCTGCGCAAACAGAATGCCGCTGTTGACCGGATCGATATCCCTGATTTGAATATTGTCCGCATCGCGCAAGATTGCGCGGTAGGCGTCGCCATCATCAATATAGATGTTCGGAAACCGGCCCGCCGAATTGGCTGGAACCGACACGCCAATCGAGGTTGAAAACGCTGCGTCGGCGAAAACAGCGCGCGGGGTCAGAGTGCCGCTGTCATAGAAATACCACTGCGCAAACCCGATGGGATTGGCATCGGTATCCAGCGCCGGGATTTGCCCCGGTTCGAAAAGGCTCATTTGGTTTTCCCATGAAAAAACCCCGCCTTTTCGGGGCGGGGTGCGTGTGGTATTTTGAGCCGATGCAGACGTTTTATCGGCTTAAGTTTTGGGCGTGGGCGCTGCTATTGTGGTGGTTCGCGCCTACCGTTGGGTTCCTGCTGAGCGGCGGCGCTCGTTGGTGAGGCCTTGAAGGCCTGCATGATCGCCTGCTGAAACGCCTTATTGTCGTTTGCCGCGATGCTGGTTGTCGCCAGTTTGGCAAAATAGAGGTCAATGGCTTTGGGGTTTGAAGTGTTAGGCGCATTTCGCAGCCATTTGGTGAAGTCAGGATTTAGCAACATCCGCGCCGCGCGCTGCTCTCCCCATTGCTGAATCATGGATTGCCCCACCGCGCCCGCCGCTGCCCCACCGGGTCCGCCGCCGATCATGCCGAGAGTGCCCCAGAGTAGCTTCTTGATGCCGCTTGCGCCCGCGTTGATCGCGATGCCGGAAGGCGACTGCCGTCCCATCGTTTCTGTCTTGGCTTGCGCGATGATGCGAAGGTCTTGCAGCGCCTCTGCACCATCCTTGCCAAAAACAAGGCGAGCTGTGCGAGGGTTGATGCCCTTGGATGGGTCAAGCGACTTCACCAGCGTTGCAACGCTAAAATCACCGTTTTGTTTCCGTCCGAGTGAAGCGGCGATAGTGGCTGAAACGTCCGCTTGCTCCGCAGGTTCAAGCTGCTGCCACATGCGACTGAAACGGTCGTAGTTGCCCTTGCTCTGCGCAATGGAGATAAGCCGCTGGGCCGCTGTCTCCGCTGGCAGTGGGTCTTTGCGGCTTGTGCCCAGAAATGTCTTGAGCGTGTTGTCAATGAACGTCTGGCGCTCCCTGTAGAAGCCGTCCGCAGCCTTCAGGGCGTCCGCAGCCTCACGCGGCAACTGCTCGGCAAGGTCTTGGTTCATCGCGTCCAAAACCTGCCCTACGCGCCGATCTGTGTCGGTTGCGGTAAGCCCGCGCTCGCTGATTTGCCCGCGCACATTGGAGCGAATTGTCTGCATGGATGAAAGCGATAGGCCGTGATCAATATCATCCCGAAGCCCCTCGAGGTACTTGATCGCCGCGCTGTTGCTGTTTTCACCCGCTGCGCGAAGTTCTTGGATATTCTGGTCAAGAGCGGCATCGGCATTGCGAGCGGTAACTTTGGCATCGCCAGACAGTTCGCGCGCGCGGTCATAAAGCCTGCCTGCCTGCACTTTGGTCTTGGCGATGTAGCGCTTCCCAGCCTCTTGCACCCGGCTGCCAAGCGCATAGGGATCAGACGCAGCGCCTTGCCCACCGACATCGGCAACGCGTTGCTCGATAACACTAGCGTCGGCTTCACGGCTTGCGCGGATAAGCGGCCCGCCTGTTTCTGTGGTTTCAGCTTGCGCCATTCTCCCGCGAAGTGATGGCCGCGCATCGGGTTGCCGGATCGGAACCCCTTGGCGCTGTCCAGCTTGAACGACTGCCATGTCAGGCGCGTTTCGTGCCGTTCGTGCCGCAAGGGCATTGCCGACATATTGGCCGCCAGCGCCGAGTGCTGCGCCTACGCCAGCGCCCGCAAGAGCGTTGATTATGCTGCCTTCCGCGCCTTCACCATAGCCAAAGCCCTGCGTTCCGCCCATTATTGCACCTTGGCGCATTGCCGTGGCCAAGGCGTTGGGAGTGGACATTGCGCCCTTAAGCACGGTGCTACCTGTGAGCATCCCCGCGCCGAGTTCTGCGCCGGTGCCTACCCAGCCCCAAGCATCGCGCGCCTTATCGACATAATCGCGCTCGGCATCACGGGCTGCGACATAGCCCTCACTAGGATTGCCGCCGCTTAGAAGTTCGCCAAGGAAACCACCAATGCCTGCGCTTTCATCCGATAGGCCGAATGAAATACCTTGAAGGCCAAGCGCTGCAATGCCGTCAATGCCGGTGGGATCGGGGCCACCGCTAGGCGAACCGCCCCCACTTGGGGGATTGCGTGGGCGATCATCCGTAACCGTGCCAGTGAGGCCGAGATAGTTGCCGTCTTTGTCGTATTCTTCCCCGCCTTTGGGAGGCTCTTGTTCATCGTCGCTCCAAACAGAACCCTTCATGTGCAGCCCAGCCAAATCAGCCATGCGCTTCTTGACCTGCTCCCACGCGGCAAGGCGCTGGTTAGCCGGAACGCTGGCGTCGGCGATGTTGCCGATACGCTGCACGATAAAATCGCGGTCAGCGTTGGAGATTTGCGTCCCGAGACTGCCGCCGGTCATCTGCAAGGTAAGATCGCTGG